GCGTTACTAACCTGCCGCAACCGCTACCAATCCCCTTCGGATTTGTAACTGATAGCGGTCGCTTGCATCTTGCAATGATGCGCGACAGGTGCTCTATATGAATATCTAACCTTCGAAAACTCTATTCCGGAGAATAACAAGTCAACTACCAACAGGTAGTACGATCTGTATTCTCTAAGAGACAAAAATTCCGGTTACGAAATTCAGAACTGATCCCAAAGGGATACTACCTGTCACCACCCAGAGGCGGCCACCCCGGTTGCAGGGTGTATATGTAGGAAACAAGCCTGTTTACCTACTGTAAAAATAGCTTTATACCTGGTTAATGATAAAGGAATCGTCCTCTTATTTTAAAACCATAACATCCCTTACCGAATACGGGAATAAGTTTGCACAAAGAATGATGGTGCATTGACATACCAAGTGAGATTGAAATCCTCACCAGTAGCGACATATTGGAAAATTTCCAAGTCGCCATCTGCTTGTCGATTACCATCATAAATATCAAGATGATGCGTCTGATCAGGATACTGTTCCGCAGTAACAATATTTGAAGCGTCTTCGAACTTCTTATCGCTATAATAAGGAAGTTCAACTTCAATTGCGGGATGTTGACGGGAAGTAAAAGCACTTCCATTGTGTCCTGTCTCTTGCACCTCTGCATGTGCAGCATGCTTGTTTGCTGTTGCTGAGTCTAGTATAGATTCGGCGGAACCAAACGTTGGTAAGTGCCCAGTTTGCCCACGAGATACTATCATGGCTGTCGGTGTGGTATTGCTGTAATACCCAAGCATGTATTTATAGCGGATTCCTCCTCTTCGCGCAGCGTACGCAGGAGTAATCCAATTGAGCAATGTTCTACCAGCTATGTTATAATTCACTGCATTCAGCCCGAATGGACGAGCTTGCTGATACATACCTTGTGTTTGGGCACGTCCATTATACATAGGAAAATTAGGTAAATTCAATCGATATCTGACCGATCTACCAATATTGGTATCAGTATGATTTCTTGCGAAAACATTACTCAAATTGTAGCGTTTAAACATATCACGGAAAGAATCAAAAGTTTCGCCGTGATATACCAAAGACAAAGCATCAGATTTACTGGATTCTCCGATGGGTTCTAACATTTCTGAACCATCGTGACCAGGTTTAGATGCCTGAGCAGCTTTAGTATTATTTAATATGCCACTTTGTGATACGGCATTGTCGATAATACCGCTTTGTGACCAAGGTCCGTTCGCTTCAGTTGTGGTATGTGTAAAGCTACCACCAAATGCTGTCCTTTTAATCATAAAATCGTCTGGAACAGCTACTTCATAATCTTCAGCCCCACTAATGAAAGTGAGGATGCGAACACTATTTGTTAAATCTTCGTCTGGACCAGTAAGTTCATTAAGAACATAAATACGCAATTGTCCATTTGAATTTTCAGATTGGTCAATAGGGAGGGACGCAAACTGACCGATACCTTGGTCCGTTGGTGCGGAAGGTACTTTCGCCCATGACTTCTGTTGAAACCAGTGAATTGGTAAAGTGAAGTCTTTAGTTTCCTCCAAATCGATGACACGAGAAAAAGTAGTATTTGTATCAGGAATTGTAGTACCGACAAATCCTCTAGGGTCATAAACTAACAAAAGTCTGCCCCTGTGGAGATCACTACAATTAATTTGGAAACGATAATTGATACCACCACGCCAATATTTGAACGGAAATGTAGCATGAGCTAAGGGGGTCTGTACCCATTCAATTCCATAATCGGCAGTCCCGTCATTACGTTGTTGACAATGACATGGATTCACATTGATAGTTCCAATTAAGGAATTCTCATTTGTAGTGGCACTCCAAGTAAAGTATGTCAATAAACTCGACTTGGAAGTAATTGCTTTGATTGACATTTCATCATCTAAACGTGCTCCAGTCACATTATGATCTACTGTCAATTCTTGTTTAGGATCGTATGTTAACTTTTCTACAGCCTCATCTATGGAACTAGTAGCTAACATGCCATGCATCTGATGTTTATAACGTTCAATCGGAGATACATTCATTGGACGTGAGAAACCCCACAATTCCGCTAATGATCCTATTCCCGCAGCCGCCATGCTAGTAGCGGTCGCGTAAGGTCCAATTTCTGGTACAGTGCTCAGCTTTCCAGCCCATCTAGCAATGGCTTTGGCTGGTCTAGAAATAATACCTTTCCCATATTCGTCTTTTCCCAATTGTCCAGACTGTGAGAGAACACCACGAGTAGTGGGTCCTGCTAATTCTACATCCGACATCCACGCCATAACAGTGATGTTAATCTGGCGTTGATCTCCAGCACCAATAGCTCTATCGAGCGGTGCCAAGGAGAGCATATTAATTGCCCCCATATCCAAAATATCCGTAGCATCAATAAGATCGAGATAATTCTTATTATGGAAGAAGGGTAGTGTCAATTCACCACCCTGACTATTAGTAGGATTAATAATCAAATGTTGTCTCTGGCTCAAAAGGGTAGCCCGTTGGAAATAGTCACTAATTAAATTGCTATTTCCTTGCACAAAATCAAAACCTGCACCTCTTGGTTTGTACCCACAAATAATGTTTCCAAAATAAAAAGGACCGCCGTTAATTAAAAATTTGACGTGCATAGTTCCTCTTATTAGTGAGTAATTTTGAAGTTTGTTTATGACAACTGAATTAGACAGAAAGTCATGCCATGGATTAAAAGATACATCCATATAAAACCCATTGGTGAGGTTATGTGAACCAATACGCAAAGGACGAGACAAAAACTCTCCTAACTCTGTATTCTTCACTGATGCTTGCAGCCTAGTGCTATCTACGACTGTAGCAATATCCACCTTAACTTGATCGATGTCAGTTTGAAACTCCATAGTTTGTTCAACTTCTGACTCTGTGGTGGTCATGGTACCTTCCTGACGCATCTCACCAGATTGAGATATTGCGTCTGCCTCACGGCTTCTTAGGTAGTCTTCATCAGGATCGGATGTGAAGGCTGCTAATTGTTTAGCCTTCCATTCTTTGAAGTATTTGGATCCACAAGTGTACTTACGTAAACCGTCATTCCACTGACCCCGAACTACTCTATCCGATTCATCCTCCGCAGTTTTTGCAAATGACTTGATATACCTTACATAGGTCATATAGCTTACATCAACCGCTGCACCTGGTAGTACTTTTAATGCCCAATTAGGCGTGTACTTACCAGTCAATCCCACTGTTCTATCCAAAGGACCAGATTGAGAATCTGCGTCCACACTAGCTTCTGAAAAATCAATAGGGTGTCTACCAATACCTAGTTCAAAAGAACCATTACGAGTTTGGTGTACATGAACATTGGGTGTCCTCTCAATGTGGGTGTTACGAGGCTCTCCCCCACATATTGCCTTTTTAAGACATGGCAATAACTTGTCTGTAAATATTGTAAATGTATTACCTGCTTATCAACTATGTTTAGACTCCCGAATGTGCGTGAAGCAATGACACATCAAGAGTAAGGTTTTATTTATACAATTATATACAGGGTATGAAAATATATGCAAAACGATAAATATATATAAAATTCACTAAATCACTAATATAAAAGGGCACATTTCCACTTGGATAACTACTAGATGCTGCTAGCGCCAGGCTTTTAATGACGTCGGCGGTCTGAGGGATTTAAACACAAGTTTCCAAAACTTCATTCAATACCGGTGCGTACCAAGTTGTATTTCTCCAACCATTCTTCCTCACGTTCATCAAACGTCTTGTAGAAATTTGGTGAGATAACATGTTGCCATTCATGGTCGGCAACAATCCTTTTAAACTGTCCATGGCGCATTTCAAAATGTTCCCTACCATGAAACCATAACTCGCGAAGTGCTCCATCCAAACATTGGCGAGCAATTTCCTCTTTAGACACAACCTTTGATAACATATTGCAATGTAAGCTCTTGAAAATAGATTCTTCACTGAGCTTTGCAAGATACATACCTTTTTCCCCAGTAGATGGGTCAGAGTATTCTGGGCGGAAGATAGTCGCACGCTTCAAAAAATCAGCTTTCTCTAATGTAATATATGGAACTGATTCAGCATCCTTATCTGCCATAGTGTACTCAATGCCTTGGGAGGCATACACTTCCATCATACGAGTATGATTATACAAAGGAGCCTTAACGGAGACAGACATTTCATTGTCGTCACCGTAAGTCATAAGAGCTACATAATCTTGGAACTTAGTAGTCTTTAAACTACCAGGAGGATAAATAGTGTAAAATACACATCTCTGATAGAGGGAATTGACGATAGAATTAATATAAACCGTAAGGTTTTGACCTGATGGGTTAGATCCAAGTAATTCTACGAGATCTCCGTTGACGCACATCATAGGATGTACGACATCTGCAACAAGATTGGACATAATCTTGATGTCTTCTGCAGTATAGCCTTCGCAATGCTTGGCTAGTTCAATCATAGTGGAGAATGCGATTGATGTCATAGTGGAAGACATATGTTGATCGTAGGCTTTAAAATCCCCAGCAACCATTCTCTCTTTTCCAAACTTCGAGAGATGTTTCATTAACTTATTCCATTGCGGTCCTTGAGAATTAATTCCAACCGCACATTCAGTCGTAATTGGATTACGGGACATACATGCCGCAATTGGCAG